GTTGCAGTATTTTCTAGCCCTTACCTTGCGGATTCTGCCCGCACATCTTTTACAGGTCGTCCACTTATGTTTTAGCTCGTACATCTATCAGTCCCCTCTCAAATAACTCGTATATTGTTTTACGCCACGCCCGCAGCCACATCTCCTCCCTTTGCCACTTAGCCAAGTCTTTGCCTTGGTCTAGGATGTAATGACACTCAGGGCAGAGAGCCGCAACATAACAGTCGTGGGCCTTTATCCCCATACCCTTGCCAGACCAACTCCAGTTGGCATGAGCCGCTTGTGTGCCTTCTCGCCCGCACTCCTGGCAGGGCAGAGAGGCAACGGCTTTTAGTAGCTTAGGGTTGCGGTACATTTTTCTCCTTTAGTTTGGCCTCTGTTGCTTGGCAAAGCCCTTTATAACTGTCTACGGAACAAGCCAGATCGACAATCTCCTTATCCGTCAGCCCAACCCATTTACGCTCATGACAACAATGCCCACATCGGGGACAGTCAAGAACATACTCACGCCCACCCCGCAGTTCATCCACCCAGTCATCAGGCGTACCAGCCCACGCTTTAGTGCCTTTCTTGACCATTTCCTCAAACTCATGTCGATCTTTTGCCGTTTCATCGACAGGTTCTTGCAATATGTCGCTGGGGTAAACGGGTGCGGTAAACAAAGGTGTCCAAGTCCCATCAGCAAAGTCAGGGTCAGAAGTTAAGGTTCCATCCTTCCACATCCACGCCACGGCCTCTTGCTTCTCTGCCTGTTCTATGGCTTGGCGTAGTGCGGTATGCGCTAAACAAATTTGGCATTGGCAATTTTCGGTAATTGGGGCTATCAGATCACCCGCAAACTCCAGCGCCTCCAATGCTTGCTTCATCGCGCTAACGCTCATTCTTACTCTCCTCGTGTTCTATCAGCTTGTTAAGAAAGTGTCGGCACTTGTAGAGATCCTCCAGCCCGTTCTTATTCTTCCAGCGGGAAATGTATTTAATTACCGAGCCTTCCATATAGCCAAGCTCATTAGCTAAGACATAGTCCCACGGTTGTATTGTGAGGCGTTTATAGTGCTGACCGCCTATTTGCCCTGCGTTGGCAGACTCTTTCACAGCCACAATGGTTGGTTTTCCAGTCTCCATCAGGCTCCCCGTATCTGTCGAAAATTGAGTCCTTTATCTGCTGCCGCAATACCTTGCATGGTTCCATAACGAGAATTCTTAGTCTGCATCGCCCGCAGTTTAGATTGAACACCCCTCGACTTTCGCAGTCCAGACAAGTTGAAGGGGTCTGCACAGAAGTATTCATCTCTTCCGTTGGCAATGGGCTGGTCAGAATATCCAGTTGGGCAGTAGCGGAGACCTTTTTTCTTGATCTTGTTTTCACGGATTAGCCTATCCAGTATTGAGTAGAGACTGCCCTTGTTATGGCCTGTGAGATCCATAATCTCCGCAGCAGACATACTTCTAGTTATGATCTTTTCTACCTCCGTATCACGCTTCATTTAACACCTCCCATGCTCGTCTTGCCACTTCTGAAACTTGTCCGTTTCCAATGGCTTTAAGTCTGTCCACCCTAGCGGCCACCCCATCATCCATTCCGAGAAACTTGGAGGCATAAGATGACCAGTCATCAATTTGTACGCACCGCTGAGCCTCGCTCCAAACTTTGTTCCTGATGTTTTGCTTGTGCGGACAAATCTTCCGTTTTGGCAACTGATTGTCCCCATTGACGGAGACATTCCGTCTGTCGCAACTGGAGTTGGCAACGATCCAAATTCGGTCTCTCTGGTGTGGTGCGCCAATATCGGCAGCTCCCAACACTCCCCATTTCGCATTAAACCCCATTTGGGCCAAGTCTCCGAGAACTTGTCCAAGTCCCCGAGAAGTGAGCATTGGTGAGTTTTCCACGAAAACGAATTGGGGTCGTACTTCGTGAATGACCCGCGCCATTTCTCGCCACATTCCGCTTCGCTCTCCTTCAAGTCCGTCCCCACTTCCCGCGGCAGAGATGTCTTGGCAGGGAAAGCCGCCAGATACGACATCAACAATGCCTCGCCAAGGTCGTCCGTCAAAGGTTTGTATGTCATCCCAAATCGGGAAAGGCGGGAGAAATCCGTCATTTTGTCTGGCGCACAATACGCTTGCGGGATAGGGTTCCCACTCAACTGCACAGACTGTTCGCCATCCAAGGAGGTGTCCCCCAAGTATTCCTCCACCAGCACCTGCGAAAAGAGCCAACTCATTCATGCGTCCTCCATCACTTTGCGGAAAGCCGCAAGTTTTTCAGGGGAAGGCATTGGCCTATAGGTAAGCTGCGGAGAATCAAAGTAGGTTGGAGCCTTCTTGCACAGGTCTTTGAACTGTATAAGGTTGGGTGGTCTCTCGCCAAGCATGGATAGTCCGTACTTGATCTGCTCTACAGAATAGCCGCGAAGCTCATCTGCCCACGCACCTTTGACCTCGTCTAAAGGCTGGTCTCCGAACTTGCGTGTCCACTCCTGACCGTACACAACCAGCATCTTATTCCACAGCGCATCTATGATTTCTAGCTTCATAGCAACTGTAACCTTCTCTCGCCAGGTTCAGGCCACTTTCTGCCAGTCATCTCTTCCCACTTCTGTCTTTTTAGCATCTCGTCCCGTTCCGCAAAGGATAGGACTGGTGCTTTCTTGGGAGCCTCGTAGACCTCATCTTCCCATCGCTCATTCCGCAGCCAAGTAGCCGCGTGAGGGATATACATGGGGTTCTGCCATTGCTCCTGCGTCTTTTGTTTATCCAGGGCTTGTAAGAGTGTTTCTAGGTCGGGTCTGACCTGACTGACCTGATTCCACGCCTTTCGTGCCTGTGCCTTATTGACTTTTCTGGGGTAGGCTTCCCAGAACTGCTGAAATTCCTCCATTTAGTTCTCCTGTGTTAACAGTATCTAAACAGTATCATTTTTTTTCTTCGTCTACATTAGGGTTTTTACCTAGTTCGCTTTCAGCCCTAGATATAGCTTTAGCCAGATCGTAGGCATAGTCGCCAACAAGCATACCGCGCTGACTGTTTAGATAACTTAACACTTCTTTAGAGACTCTTATTAACTCGTCCATAGCTACTTCCTCAGCTTTTTTGCCAGCTTAAGAAGATAGCCCGCAAGCTCGTCTGCCTCTTCTGCGCTTAACTCTACGGACGCATATTCATTGAGTAGCAAATTTTCTTGAGCAACAACAATCCTGTTGTAGTTATTGATAAACGCTTCAAATCCGCGCGTTCCAGGGTTTGTATAAACATCGTCTGCCATGTTAATCTCCTAAAGACAATAGAACGACCAACTAGCAAAACTTGCGTTTTGCCAGACCTGTAAGGAGATGTATCCCGTAATAACGGTACTCTAGGTGGCCTTACCCACGACTAGACGGATATAGCAGGTGTCGACCCTGGTCTCCGCAGCTACTTATTCTGCGGCCTCTATCCCATCCCCGCCTTCTTCAATACGCTGGCGTTTCGCGCAGACGAAAAAAAACCCCTAAGTGAGACTTGGGCTTGACAGGCCAGCACCCAGACAAGGATGGTGTGCGTACAAGCCTCACTTAGAGGTTCTTGGGTTCCTTGTCTAAATACCGGAGCGTCACTTCCGACCCTTATAGGATACCACAGATTAGAAAAAGTTCACGCTATTTTGCAAGACCTGAAAAACGCCTCTCCGTTTACAACCTCGCAAAGCTCTGGGGGCAGCAGTACGCCATTCCTGTATGTCAGCACCGCAAAGCCAGAAGCCCACGGGACGGGATTGTGTTCTAGATATAAAAATTGCGGGCCATCGGGTTCTGCCAGCGTACCTGTGTCCACGCCATAGTGCCGCCCAAGGTAATTGCCCCAGGCACTTATTTGGAGCCTATGTAGATGCCCAGTTACAACATTGACACCGCCTTTAAGAGCGTTGTTATAGGTCGCGTGTATTCCGTTATGCCAACGATGTTTTATAAGCGTGTTGCCGTTCACATCTACCGCATAGCAGGTGTGCCAACCAGGGAAGAAGTCATAAAGGTCTGTGTTTGGCATCCCAGAGACTTCTGGGGCGTTGGTTCGGATGTACCGCCATAACCTTGTGTCGTGGTTGCCATAAGTCCAGATTTTTTTGGCATTTTTGGCCGCGTTTTCTATCTCGCCCATTCTTAGCTGGCAAGCCTCGACTTCTTCTTTTGGACTGGGTGTTTCGTGTCGGTAAAGTGCGTCATGCCGCGATACTCTGGCTCCGTCAAACACATCGCCATTTGCCACCACAATATCTACAGGCAAATTCTTGAGAACTTCTAATAGTGCTTTATGAGCTACGGTTGCTGGCCCAGGCCAATAATGAGCATCGCTAAAAACTACAATAATCCCGTCCGCAAGTTCTACATAGGCTTTCTGCTCGTGGACAACATTGGTCATGGAAAACTGCTTGGCATTAAAAGAAAGCAGACTGATGCCGTACTTCTTTTCAAGACTGTTGCGCCTCTGGTAGACATTCCTGACCGTGACCCCAAGATGCTCAGAAATCTTCTGCGGGCTACCCGTCTTTTTGAATAACTCTATAAACTCCTCGTCCGAACAGGCTTTAGCTACCATTACAACTCCTTCGGGTCGAAACCCAGAACATGAGAAACTTTTTCCGCAGCATCCAGAAAGCTCTTGGTATGCTTGTCCCACTCTGGGTCTTTGCGGAGAAAAAGGTGGAGGTGGATCATCTCGTGAGCCATCGTCCGTATTACAGTATCGAGGTGCGCGTGTTTTGCAGACGAAATGGTTATCTTGTGCGGCTCTGGCTCAAACATCCCGTAGCAATCTGGGAGATGCCT